ATTTATAAAATTGAATTGTTTATAAATTAATAAATTATTTTTATAAATATATTACACATTTATATTATACATTTTAAAAAAAAAATGTTTTTACATCTAATCATTTGTTTACTATTTGTTAGTTCATCTGCGTTTCAAAAGATAAATTTCAAGAAACCAAAATGTAATCTATACTTTATTGACGACGTTCAAAAAAATATGTTACAAAATCAAAAACCGCAAAATTCACTTGTTATACACAATATGATGTTACGTTTTGCTAAGCAATCAGGTAAAACTTTGGGTCACATAAAATCTTGTCTTGAGCCTAAAAGAAATGTAAATAAAAAATAATATATACTTATATTATTATGAATAAGATTAGTGATTCTGCTAAAGCAGCCGGAATCAATTTAGCAGTTGGTGTTGCTGATACAGTAGGTGCGGCAGGAAAAATTGCGTCATCTGTCTCAAATACAGCTGTTGGAGTAACTAGTAGTTTAGGAGACGCTGCAACTTCTGGGGTAAAAATTGTATCGTCAACGGTAGGAACAATTGCTACAACAACACAACGAATGGAAAATAGCACAAAAGAAATGGCATTAAGAAGAGCTGAAATTGAAAGACAGAAAACTGCTGCTCAAAAGGGTAAATCTGAAGCTGAAATTGCTCAAATTGAAGCAAATACAAAAATTCAATTATTAAATATTCAAAATGATTATGATGAACAACAAGCTAGATTAAAATTAGAAAAAGAGCAAAAATTAGATAAATTAAATTCGGAACAAACACAACTATTATTAAACCAAAAAGACAATACAAATAAACAACAAAAAGCATACTATTATGGTTTTACAAAAAGCAATCCAACACCAATTGATACTGGATATAAAAAATCTAGCACCCCTTTTTCGAAGTGGTGTTATTCTTATATACCACAATATTTTGTAACAAATGAAGGCTCTATTATTGATATAAGTTTTTCTGAAACATTTCCAACTGGACAAAGGTCACAAAATATAATAGCTATAAATAAAGCAACTGGAGAAAATATAATAATTGGATTTGAAACACAATCAATTACTAATATGTTTAAACAAGTAAGTTTTTTACAAATGCCTGTGATTAATTATAATGATGAAAATGGCAGTAACAAAAAAGTTAATGGAAAAATGTATTATACATTAATATGGTTTGTTTGTCCTACAACTAATAGAGGTGGCCGAAAACGTAGAACTAACAAAAGAAAAACAAATTTAAGGCGAAGAACTAATAGAAGACGTAAAACTTATAAAAGGCGTCGTTAATTATTTTGATTATTTGACATTTTTTGAATCAGCTCATTTATTCCATTATTAAAATCTGTATCAATTGTCCAACCAAGTTGCTTCACTTTTTCATTACTAATATAATATCTCTTATCATTAAATGGTCTATCCTCAATATATGTTATCCATTCATCATATTCCATTGTACCTTTAATTTTTTCTATTAATATTTTCGCAATATCTAACACAGTATATTCATGATGGTCATCGCTTCCAACATTATATATTTCTCCAATTTCTCCCTTTTCTAAAACTAATTTTAAAGCAGAACACACATCATTTACGTGTAAAAATGCGCGCACATTGGAGCCATCGCCTTGTATTGTTACTTTTTTGTCTTGATGTAGCTGCTGAATGAATCGTGGTATAAGTTTTTCAGGATACTGATTAGGACCATAAACATTGTTGCCACGGGTAATTATAATTGGCATCTTGAATGAATGATAATATGACTTAGCAATTAATTCAGCTGCTGCTTTTGTCGCCGCATAGGGATTTGTCGGGCACAAAATAGAGTTTTCGTTTTTCTTTTCCTCATTTTCATTAAGCATTGATTCACCATATACTTCATCAGTTGAAATATGAATAAATCGTGTAATTTTTTTATACCTTCTACAAGCTTCTAATAATGTATGAGTTCCCTGAACATTATCGTGTGTATATTGAAGTGCGTCTTCAAATGAGTTTTGGACATGTGATTGGGCAGCAAAATGAATGACTGTATCAATTTGATAAATATTTAAAATGTTAGAAATGAGATCATATGAGCATAAGTTGCCTTTCACTAAATGATATCGTGATGAGTTTCTTACTTCTTCATCTACATTTAATTCTGATGCGCAGTAATACATTGCGTCTAAATTTACAATAGTTGCTTCCGGATTTTGTTTATAATAATAATTTACAAAATTGGAGCCAATAAATCCACATCCACCAGTAACAAGTAACTTCATAGTGTTCTTATTTTTGTATTATAAATTATAAAATGAATTATAACTTATAATATGTTTTATTCTTTTTGCTCATTCTCTTTATTCATTCTTTTTGCTCATTCTTTGGAGAACATCTCTAACAGCATTATGAATTGGACTAACAGAATTATTATAACTCAATGTTATGTTAGTTAATTTTGTAGTGTCTAAACAGTTATTTGATCTCTTGGATGCTAAAATCTGGTTCTGTTCTTCAACTGTAAAATTCTCCCAAGTAAAATTAGGGTCTACAATTTCCTTATACATGGTTAATATTTCATTGTGACTAATTACTCCCGGGTTTGTTAGATTTACAGTTCCTACTTGGTTATTTAATGCCATTTCTATTAATACTGGTAGCAACTCATCTAAAACTGTCATTGAGTTTGGTACAGAACATACTTTCTTATAGCTTGTAATCTTTGTAATAAAATTACGTGGACTATCTTGCTCATCTGTAATAGGCATTCTAATTCTGGCATTTAATGTGCTATCAGAATATAATAGTTGCATTAATCTATCTGTATATCCCTTTACAATAGAATAAGATGAACCAATAAAATTAGGTAAATCTTCTTCTACAAATCCAGTATTAGGATCACCATATAAATGGGTATTACTATCATACTCAAAAATACAACCAGTGCCTAAATATGTAAAATGAATATTATTCTTTTTGCTTAATTCAGCTAAACCAATAGGACTAAATAGGTTATCTCTCATATTCTCAACTAATTTACCTGGCTTCTCTAAATAGTCAATTGTGCCAATTACTTCATCATTATAAACTCCGTGTGTGCGACCAATAAAACTCATAATATGCGTTACATTCTTAATTAAATCTATTTCTTTCTGTATCATTTTAATATCATCTGCGCGACACAATGACTTAATCACCTTAATATTTGCGTTTTGTAATAATTCTACTACTTTGGAACCAATCCATCCATTTCCGCCAAATACAAGAATAACTGGTGTTAGTTTAGACATTTTTATAATTATAATTATAATTATATATTTAAAATTATATTTAAACTATTTTCTAGTAACTGTTATTATATTATAATTATTTTATACACATATTATATAAAATATGTCTCGTAGTAGTAGTAGTAGTAATTATAGTAATGCTGAAAGACGTTTTAGAGAAGAAATGGCAGAAAATTACTCTGATGATGATGATAATGAGTTTGCTGGTGAAGAGGATATTGAAAATTTTGAAGCTCAAGATTTTCTTGGAGAAATAAGAGAAATAGGTGGTATGTCTGAATTTAGTAATATAATGGATTTGAATGAAAGAGAAAGAGAGAGTCAAAGAAGAGATATGAATAGATATGGTAGTCAAAATAATGGGCAATATAGTATGGAAAATTTTATTGTTCAAGTTCTTGAATTAGATATGTCTAGTGACAATGTAAGATGGATGGATGCCGGTGAAAGAACTGATTATATTATTGATAAAGCAGTTGAAGCTATTAATAGTGGTCCAAAAGAAATACATTTTACACCTTATGAAAATACTGAATATAAAAAAATAAAAGCAATTTATGATAAACTTGCCGATGACTTAAAAAAAATGATATGCCGACGTATTGGGTTGTCACCTTGTCCCCGCAATAGCGATGATGTAATTACAAGAGCGATACAACATTTTCCTGATGTATCCAATAGAATTAGACCGGGAATGACGTTTGGCTACAAATTAAAAGTAATTGAAGATTATCTTGAAAATAAAACAAGAAGTGAAGCAAAAGGAAGAAAAACAAGACGAAGAGTAATGAGTAAGAAGCGACCTAGAGGGAGACCTAGAGTAAACACTAAGAGAAGACGCACTAGAAGCAAAAAGATGTAAGATTTGTTAGTTTTATAAATAGATTAAACTACTTGTAATTTACTTCCAATGTCCTTAAAATAATACCCATTATATGGTGTGTTTTTAGTAAGTGCTTTTGTTAATGTTTTATCGCTCATTTTTAATTGTTTAATACAATCATATTTACATATAAACTCTCTAATAAGGTTATTATTTATGTCATACTGTCCAATTCCACTTTTATATAATAATGGTTCGCTATGTTTTTTAATAAAATTATCTCTTAATTCATCATTACATTCTTCAAATAATTTATAATAGTACCCCTTAGTTAAAGTATAGTTTTTTACAGGAACGTCTAATGATGACGATGATTCATAACCATTAAAATGTGCTGCCGTTTTTCTATCTAAATATACATTTAATATTTCACTCTTATCAGAATTTAGTTTGGCAATATAACCTAAATTCTGAGTCTTTGTTTGCTTAGTTGGTTTAATATTATGAATTATACTAGAATCTAGTTCTCTATCTACAAATACCCATCGGAAACCATTATAAACTGTATTTTCTATAACAGCTTTGTTGATACTGGGTCTTTTAATATTGTAGTCTTCTTTCATTGCTTCTGATACACTTTCATATACTTTTATAAGTTCTAATGTATCCGGGTTTATCTTTTGTAATCGTGGGCCAAGTGTAACCAGTGGTTCATTAAATCCGGTGGCTATTTTTGTTTCTTTAGTATTGAGTTTATTTAATATTTCTCTATTTGATTTTTCTAGATTATCAATTTTGCCTGACATTTGTTTAATCATTTGTAATAATTCTTTTATTAATAGATTATCATTATTAGTATTTTTCATTTCAAGCATAAGTCTGAGTTGTTCATTTTCAAGTTCTATTTTACTTGTATCATTAGTATTAAAATATTTAATATTATTGTTTATAATATCCAATAATGTTTTATAAGAAAGATTTTTACCAATTAAAAATAATTCAAGTTCATTCTCGTGTCCTTTTAAATCAGCTACTTTGTTTCCTCTAATACTTTCATGGTTATGTAAAAAATTTTCAAAATCTTTGCTTTTGTTAACGGCAAAGCAATCCAATAATAAACACTCTTCATATTTTGATTTATGTTCATTATATCTATCCTTTATGCCTCTACGACTCTCTCCTATTTTTATTATATATTGTTTATTTTCAAATGTTTTAACTTTAACAATATAAACAATGGAACCAATAGTAGCATACTCTTTGAGTAATATTTTTTCTCTTTCAAGAATTTTTTGTTCTTCTAATTTTAATTCATATTCTTTTGCTTTTTGGTCTTCTACTTGTAACAATTGTTGTTTTAATTCATTACTTTCTTCTTGTAAAATTTCCTGTAAAATTTGTTCTAATTTAATAAAATAATCGTGTATTTCGTCCGCTTTTTTTGTTCCTGCCTTTAAACAAAACTTTTTAAATGTTTCAATGTTTAACATAAAAATTTCTTTATTATGACCTCCTCTTGTTTCTTCTTTTGCTTTTGTTACAACAAAAGCAAAGTTTGTTTGCTTTCCCTCCACATAGGGCGAAATTTTATAATCTTTATTAATATAGAATTGTTTTTCAAGTAAGGTTTTAGCATTTACTTTTTGACTAAATCCTAGCCATTGCCAAACATTATCCAAGTTAATAACAAAATCATTTTTGTAATCATGATTTAAATAACAGTAAAAACTAGCTATAAACATCTGTTGCTCATAATTATTAAAATTATTTTGCACTTTGGTTATCAATTTTGATTGATAATTACCATTTAATTTGGTAATAGGGTTACTTTCAATAAGGTTTACTATATCTACACTCATTTTATATATTATATAGAGTTTTGTCTCTATATTGTTTTTTGCTTTAATAATTAAAAAGCATTAATTTAATTATTAAAATATGATATAAACAATATAATAATTTGTAACACATTGCGCTTAGTTGGAATAAGCAAGGCCTCCCATGCCAGACATAATTCTGAGCACGTTGTAGTTGGTGGCATAGACACGGACCTTGGCAGTCTTGGTTCCCTCAACAGTGGCGTTGGAGAGGACAAGCTGGAGGGTAGCGTTATCTATTCTGGAGAAGTTGCAAGTTCCGCTGGGTTGGTGCTCCTCAGGTCTCAAAGCAAATGAGTACACGTTGATACCCTCATCAGGGTTTCTAGTGTGGGCCTGGTAAGGCTGGACCCAAGAGAAGTAGGTTCCTTCACGCTCAGAGAAGCGGTCCTGGCCGTTAAGCTGGAGCTTAGCGGTGACGACGGGGTTTTGGCCCCAGCAGTGGAGGTCCAAAGAGGTCTCAGTCAAAACGAAGGTACCAGCATCAGAGACGGTGGAGTTATCGAGGTGGCCGTTGGAGAGATCCTTGAGAGCAGCGAGGACAGAGGGATCAACGCCGAGGTCGGGGTTCTGGAGGACGGGGACACCACCCAAGTTGGCCTCATTGTAGGGGTTCTGGGGACCGTGCCAGTATCCAGTGAATCCGGAGGGGATATCATAGTCAAGAGCACCAGCATCGTTGAAGAGACCACGGGCATCAATGTAAGCACGAGAGTCAGCAGCAACAGAGGCGGGGCCACCGAAAGCATGGATAGCGTTGGGGAGAGCATCAATGGCATCAGTGTAGTTGAAGGGCTGGGCACCGAGGACCTTGAACAAGAGAGCATCGCACACAAGAGATGAGCAATAGTCAACGTTCTGATCGGGCTGGACAACCCAGATAAGCTCCTTAACGGGGTGGTTAAAGTTGAGCTTGATCTTGTTACTGGATGAACCGACGGACTCATCACCAGTGAATTGGAGCTGAGTGATGAGGTACTCGTGGGGGT